CAAAGCATGGTATAACTATCCTTGGTAATAGAGGAGTTATACCATGTTTAAACGTTTGTTCAAGAAGATACAAGAAAACCAAATGCGTAGAGCAGAGTACTGGCAGTTACATAACATGTCAGACAAGATGCTAAAAGATATAGGAATTACCCGTGGTGAAATCCAAGACAAGTTCTACCTCCAAGAAAAAGTCTGGCGTTAATGCGGCTGGGAATTATACTAAGCCTACTATGCGTAAGTCTCTTGTGGCATCCGTTAAGGCTGGCGGCAAAGGAGGAAGCCCCGGCCAGTGGTCAGGCAGGAAAGCACAGATGGTCGCTAAACAATACAAAGCTAAAGGCGGGGGATACACATCATGAAGGGCGTAAAGCACTATAAGAAAGACGGTACGGAACACAAGGGCGGTACTCACAAGATGCCTGACGGTTCTTTGCATACTGGTAAGGCTCACAGTAAGACAAGCGTAAAGCTATTTCATTATAAAGATTTGAGCAAAGCAGCAAAGGTAAAAGCAGATGGCCCTAGCAAAAAGCCAAAAAAGTCTTAAGTCTTGGACTAAACAGGATTGGACTACCAAGAGTGGTAAGCCTTCTACACAAGGGCCAAAAGCTACAGGAGAAAGATACTTACCTAAGAAAGCTATTAAGTCACTTAGCTCATCTGAGTATGCTGCTACAACTAAGGCGAAACGTAAAGGCACTGCTGCTGGTAAACAGAACGTAGCTCAACCTAAGAAGGTTGCAGCTAAAGTAAAACCGTATAGGAAAAAAACATGAGAAAATATCTTAAGCGTATTTTGTGTGCAGTTCTTAATCGTGAATGTCCATGCACTAAGTGTGAGTGTTAAAAGTTAGTTGCATTTTTATTACTAACATGTTATAACTACACATACTAACCAATAGTTAAAGGCAATAAGTAAATGGCTAAGCAGCTAACAGAGAACCAACAAAAGTTTCTAGAGGCACTCTTTGAAGAGGCTGCTGGCGATGTTGTTATGGCTAAGCGTCTAGCTGGCTATAGTGATGGTACACCTACACGATCTATTACAGAGGCTCTTAAAGATGAAATATTTGAAGCTACTAAAAGCTACATGTCAAGATTGGGTCCAAAAGCTGCTATTGCTTACGGGTCGGCTTTGGATGATCCTACGCAGCTAGGCGTTAAGGAACGTATGATTGCAGCAGGGCAAGTACTGGATCGTTCTGGTCTAGTTAAAACTGAGAAGGTTGCAGTAGAGTCTAGTGGCGGCTTGTTTATCTTGCCACCAAAGGAGTCTAGTACTGGCGATGAGGCGTAAGACTAACTTTGAAAAGACTGAGTTAGGCTATTGGATGTTACCAAAGCCTAGCAATATAAAGAACTGGGAGCGAGTACCAAGGTTATCTAAAAGGTCTGTGCCATTTGGCTACGAGATAGACCCTACAGATGATACTTGGCTAAGTCCTATTTCTAGGCAATTAGAATTATTAGAGCTTGCAAAGAAGCATCTAAAGCAGTATAGTTACAGGGAAGTATCTGCTTGGCTAACTACACAATCAGGCAGACGCATAACTCATGATGGACTTAAGAAACGTATAGATGTCGAGCGAAGACGTAAATCACTTGCTGCAATTAAGCGTAAGCTTGCCATCTGGCTCGAAGAAACGATACACCAATACGAAGCTCTCGAAAAAGAAAGAATTGGTTACTACACCTACGAAGAAGGAAGAGACAAAGTTTAAGCATAGGGTATATGCAACAGCATCACCTGAGCCTTATGACGTACAGTTCGCACAAGAAGTAGTCTTTCAACCTAATCCCGGCCCACAGACAAGCTACCTAGCAGCTAATGAACGTGAGGTACTGTATGGTGGAGCAGCTGGTGGTGGCAAGAGTTACGCTACGTTAGCTGACCCTCTGCGTAACTTAGGTAACAAAGACTTTAGTGGGCTACTGGTACGACACACTACAGAAGAACTACGTGAGCTTATACAGAAGAGCCAAGAGTTATACCCTAAAGCAATACCGGGTATTAAGTGGTCAGAGAGAAAGTCTCAATGGACTACACCTCAAGGCGGTAGGCTCTGGATGTCTTACTTGGATAAAGACACTGACGTTATGCGTTACCAAGGACAGGCGTTTAACTATGTAGCCTTCGATGAGTTGACTCAGTGGTCCTCTAGCTTCGCGTGGGATTACATGAGGAGTCGCTTAAGATCTGCAGCACCTGAGTTAGGTCTGTACATGAGAGCTACTACTAACCCCGGAGGTCCGGGTCACGCTTGGGTCAAGAAGATGTTTATTGATCCTGCAACGCCTAACCATTCGTTCTGGGCTACTAACATTGAGACAGGAGAGACACTACGCTACCCTAAAGGTCACAAGAAGGAAGATCAACCTCTATTCAAACGTAAGTTTATCCCTGCTAGTTTGTTTGATAATCCATACCTAGCTGATAGTGGTGACTACGAGACTATGCTTCTGTCACTACCTGAGCAGCAACGTAAGAGATTGCTTGATGGTGATTGGGATGTAAACGAAGGTGCAGCGTTCCCAGAGTTTAACCGTGCTATTCACGTAGTTGAGCCTTACGATATACCTAGAGGCTGGGCAAGGTTCAGGGCATGTGACTATGGCTACGGTAGTTACACAGGGGTTGTCTGGTTTGCAGTCAGTCCTTCTGAGCAATTAGTAATATATAGAGAGTTATACTGCTCTAAGGTTACAGCAATAGACTTAGCTGACATGATCTTAGAAGCAGAGTCTGGTGATGGTGGTGTTCGTTACGGTGTACTTGACAGTAGTTTGTGGCATAAACGTGGTGATACTGGCCCCTCTCTGGCAGAACAAATGAATATGAGAGGGTGTCGCTGGCGTCCCTCTGACCGTTCCAAAGGCTCTCGTGTAGCTGGTAAGAACGAACTACACAGGAGACTACAGGTAGATGAGTTTACAGAGGAACCTCGTTTAGTTATGTTTAACCATTGTACTAACCTTGTAGCTCAGCTACCTAGTATACCCTTAGATAAACGTAACCCAGAAGACGTTGATACAAATGCAGAAGACCACTTGTATGACGCTTTACGATATGGTATTATGACAAGACCCCGTAGCTCTTTATTTGACTACGATCCAGCAACATCAAGATCAGGCTTTCAAGCGTCTGATCCAACATTTGGATATTGAGTATGGACCCTAAAGACTTTGACGATAGCTACGAAGAGAATATTGAATCTTCTGAATCCTCTTTTATTGAAGACGTAAAGAAAGACTCATATGAAGCTGATGCTTCCGTTGGTAGTATCCTATCTTTTGTAGAGAATCGTTTCCGAAAGGCAGAAGACGCCAGACGCCAAGATGAAGAACGTTGGTTAAAAGCATACCGTAACTACCGTGGCTTGTATAGCCCCCAAGTACAATTCACTGAGGCAGAACGCTCTCGTGTATTTGTAAAAGTAACTAAGACTAAAACTCTAGCTGCATACGGTCAGATTGTTGACGTACTGTTTGGTAACAAGAAGTTTCCTATTGTCGTAGATCCTACTACTCTTCCTGAGGGCGTAGCTGATACTGTACACTTTGACTCCAACCCTGACCCAGCTGCAGAAGAAGCATTCGACACTGTAAAGAAAGCCTTTACACCGTTTACTAATGAGGAAGATCGTCTTGCTCCCGGTGAAACAATGCCACAGCTTAAGGAACGTATGGGTGCCTTAGCTAATAAGCTTGGTCCTGTACAGGATAAGGTCATTGAAGGTCCGGGAACTACACCTACTGCTATTACTATTAGCCCAGCTAAGGTTGCAGCTAAGAAGATGCAGAAGAAGATACACGACCAGTTAGAAGAAAGTGGAGCCAACAAACAACTTCGCCTTGCTGCATTTGAGTGTTCCTTGTTTGGTACAGGCATAATGAAAGGCCCCTTTGCTGTAAACAAAGAGTACCCTAATTGGGATGACCAAGGTAACTACGACCCTACTATAAAGACTGTACCTTCTACAAGCAATGTATCTATCTGGAACTTCTACCCTGACCCTGATGCATCTAACATGGATGAGGCAGAGTACATTGTTGAGCGTCACAAGATGTCTCGCTCACAGCTTCGTGCCCTTAAGGGACGCCCTTTCTTTCGTGATAACGCTATCGACAACTCTCTCAAGATGGGTGAATCCTATGAGAAGAAGTGGTGGGAGCAAGTCATGGAGGACGATGAGAGTGGCACTAAAGCGGAACGCTATGACGTAAAAGAGTTCTGGGGCTTTGTAGATCGTGAAGTATTAGAAGATCATGACATAGACATTCCTCGTGCACTTAAAGATGCTGAGCAGCTTAACGTAAACTTGTGGGTATGTAACGGCAATGTCTTGCGTATGGTTATGAACCCATTCAAGCCTGCCCTCATTCCTTACTACGCTGTACCATACGAAGTCAATCCTTACAGCTTCTTTGGTGTAGGTATAGCTGAGAACATGGATGACACCCAGACACTCATGAATGGCTTCATGCGTATGGCGGTGGACAATGCTGTGCTGTCAGGTAACTTGCTCATTGAAGTAGATGAGACTAACCTAGTACCCGGCCAAGACTTGTCAGTATATCCCGGAAAAGTGTTTAGGCGTCAAGGTGGTGCACCGGGTCAGGCTATCTTTGGTACATCGTTCCCTAACGTTGCGGGTGAGAACATGCAGTTGTTTGACAAGGCACGAGTACTTGCAGACGAGTCAACTGGCTTCCCTAGCTTTGCTCACGGTCAGACAGGTGTGTCGGGCGTAGGACGTACCGCTTCTGGTATCTCTATGCTTATGTCAGCAGCTAACGGGTCTATTCGTACTGTCATTAAGAACGTAGATGACTACCTGCTCAACCCACTAGGCAAAGCTTTCTTTAGCTTCAACATGCAGTTTGACTATGACCCTGAGATCAAGGGTGACTTAGAAGTTAAAGCCCAAGGTACTGAGTCTCTGATGGCTAACGAAGTACGTAGCCAACGCTTGATGCAGTTCTTGCAGGTTGCACAGAACCCAACACTGGCACCGTTTGCTAAGATGGATTACATCATACGTGAGATTGCTGTTAGCATGGATCTTGATCCTGATAAAGTAACTAACTCTATTCAAGACGCAGCCATACAGGCAGAGATACTTAAGGGCTTCCAAGCTCCTCCTGTAGCAGTTGACCCTAATGCTCCCCCAGCGGGACCAGAGGGTGCTCCACCAGCAGGTGTTCCTCCGCTTCAAGGAGCAGGCCCTGCAGGCCCACAAGACATGACAGGTGGTGGAGGTGGTAACATAGGCATTGGTGCAGCTGCAGCGCCCGGAGAGCAAGGCTTTAGTGGGAACGTACAGTAATGGCTGGACTAAGTAGACTCATAGCTAAAGAGCTTAGCTCTGCACTGGGTATCACAGATAACCCTAAGTTTAATCCTATGTTTAAGCAGACAGATGAAGCTCTTGCAGATGTATCAAACCCTGATACGCCTACTATAGCAAGCTTCTATAGCCCCGTTGAAAGTGCTATTGAGAATGTATCTATAGGTAAACAAGGGACTAGAGGTGAGAACATTGAGGCTTTTGTACGTAAACGTGCTCCTAAAGTAACACAGGGAGAATTAGAATACAGAGAGTTTAGTTTAGATCCAGCTAGGAAGTATACTAGGGTTGATAATAGTGGCGCTATTGACGATGGCATGGAGCCTTTGGAAATTAGTGCCTTACGAAAGGGTACAAAAGAAAGAGGTACGCAAAGGCAGTTTGATCTAATAGATAGCGAAGTAGGGTATGAAGAAATTGGTGTAGACGTTAGAGGTAAAGACTTAGGATTAGTGACTCACTACGGTACTTCTAACTTAGCTCATACACGTTATAGCTTGAGAAAGAAACCTGCCTCTAGTGAAGATGTAATGAAAAAAGATATTAAAAGTTACATTCTCATTGAAGAGCTTCAGTCTGATGCAATACAAAACATGTCAAAGAATCCCACTAAGGATGCTAAGAAACTTTTAGACGATTTTACAAAAGATTTTGATAGTGACATGGAAGATATTGCTTTTAAACCACAGTTTGAATCATCTGAAAAAGTAATTGAAGACTATAAAGATTTTGTTATGAATGATTTCATTCCTTTAGTTTCAAATAAAAACCTTTCTGAAGAAAAAGCTTTTGAATCTCTTACAAAAATATTTAAAGATAGAGGTTATAATATGGCTAACAACCTATTGATACCCGGACAGCCACTTAAGGCTTTAAAGCAAATGTTTAATAATATGTCAGCGGATAATGCAATATATGATTTTAAAGAAAAAACCAAACTTCTTGATTCTATAATGCGCACAGCAGGGTTTTTTATAGGTGGCATGAAAACTATTGTAAATAAAAAAGATACACCTCTTACAAGTTTAACTGATTCAGTACGAGTACTACTACAGTCTATTATTGCAGATGCTAAGTCCAAGGGTATTGATGAGATTGTTCTTCCTCCTATAGAGAAGTTAGCAGAAAAAAGATTTGCAACTGGAGGTAATTCCTATAGAAAAGCTATCACTAAAGGCTCAGGCTTTCACAATACATATGTAGTAGCTTTTGATAAAGCTTTAAAGCAATTGCAAGCTGAGCTTGGCAATCAAATTAAAGTAGGAACTAAAGATTTAAAGTATAGAAAAGCAGCACCAGATTGGGACGACAATGCCCAGACGGAAGCTTATATAGAAGCTGCAGAAAATAGAGTAATGGCAGAAAGATTTCCTCGTGGTGATATAGCTAAAAAAGTAGCTAAAGCAGACGCAGAAGATTTTGTAATACTAAAAGGTAAGTCTCTTAACATTAAAGACTTGAAGTTAGATCCTAAAACAAGTAAACTACGCTTTAACAAAGGTGGCTTAGTTAAAGGTTTGATGTCCAGATGAAACTACAGAAGTTAGTAAACGACAAGGCTTTGTGGGATGAGTTCTGCGAAATGCTAGATAGTAAGATACTACAGGTACACAAGAAGATGGAACAAGTCACAAAGACAGATGATATGTTTAGATGTCAGGGTGAAGCAGCAGTGTTACGTAAGCTTAAATATTTGAGGGATGAAGTTAATGGCAATCAATGATCAGATGGAAATGGCCTTAAGTAGCCCAGCGCCACGAGTTGACCCTGTGTCTGGTAATGAAGTTCCTCCGGGTTCTCTACCTGTAGAAGTACGTGACGATATTGATGTTAATTTAAGTGAAGGTGAGTACGTTGTTCCTGCTGACGTACTACGTTTTCATGGTGTTAAATTCTTTGAAGACCTAAGAGCAGAAGCTAAGATGGGCTTAGCTGGAATGGACGCTGCTGGTCGCATTGGTGGTGAGCCTGTAGGAGATGCTCCTATGGACCCAGCTGCTATGGGTATTAGTGAGGATGACATAGCTATGCTTGAGCAAGCCTTGGGCGGCGGGGAGATTCCTGCTAATGCTCTTGCTAAGGGTGGGCTGATGGATAAGGTAGCATTTACTGCTTTAAATGACCCTCTAGTAAATGAACGCATAAACTCTAAAGGAATGGCTGTTGGTTTTGCTGAGGGAGGAATGACACAATCTTTGTACAGTGACCCTACTCGTATTGACTCTATCATTGATAAAGTAATGAATGCTGCACAAAATAATCCTGCCTTGTTAGGTGAGTTATCTAAGCGTGGTGTAACAGTAAATACTACTAAGGCTGATATGAAACCTGCTGAGATGCAGCAAGCTAACACACAACCAGTTGGACTTGCTCACGGTGGACTGACCCACGGAGATGACGCAACACC